CTAGGCAATGAGAAATTCGACCAGTCGTTCCGCGATTCGGTCACGCCTGAGGATTACGAGAAAATTTGGGCCGCTATCGATCCGAAGCGCTCGCTGGTCATGTGGGGGGTGCCGGGTGTTCCCGGTAGGATCTGGGTCTATAATTGGGTCATCGACCGCGCCTCCACTATCGAGATCCCGTTCTCCGGCCTGTTTGCGGGCTACGAAAGCAGTGTCACGCTGGAGCAGGTTGGCACGCTGTACCCCGACCTGGATGCCATGCCGTATTCGCTGGACGATCCTCGGTTTCAGGGTGGCGATCCGCGTTTGTACGTGGTGGACCGTCAGAACCGTATTGGCGCGCTGTCTGGGCCTAACCTAGCCGCTACGTTATCTATGGGATGGACCGCGCTGGCGGATCCCATGGTGGCGCGTGTCCGGTCCGTTACGCCGATGTCCGATGCTACCGCAGGTGTAACGATACGCATCGACGCACGGCAGCGTATGGGTGACGCGCTGGGTATTGTTACGGAGTCGGGCATGCAGGCCAGTGGGCGGGTGCCGATCCGTGCGCGGGGGAAGTATATGGCTATTTCGATGATCGTGGATGCGGGTGTGCGGTGGAGCTATACCGAAGCGCTGGATGTGGATTATAGTGCGGGGGGTGGTCGATGAGCCCCAGATACAACAAAGCCCCGCGGTTAAGCGAGGCTCTGAAGGGCGTTTTAACATGCGCCTAAGGTTGGCTCCCTGTAGTCTGGATATTCCCGTTTCTATCGAGTGTCAACCATGAGCAAGCCCGTCCCTGTTGACGCCCAGCGCCAAGACTGGCCGCGTCTCGTCGCCAATGCCATCAACGAGATGCAGAAGCCGCAGCGGGGTGCCGTGCGGTTCGAAAGCGGCGTGCTGCAATATTACGATGGCGAAACATGGCAGGATGTGCCGTGATGTTCCCGCCGCCTAACTGGCACTTCTACCAGATGCATCGTGCCGAGGTGGGCAAAGCGATGGATGAGCGTTGCCATACGCTCGATTGGCTCGACGTGCAGATACTCAACGATCAAGCGCGCATCTTCGGATCCGAAAGCGCGGTTATCGTCGTGACCGTCAAGCAGTACCCGGCAGGCGCCACGGAATTACATGGGTTGGTTGCGGCTGGGGAGTTGGATGGCATCTTGCCACTGATAGATGATGCTGAATATTGGGCACGTGAGGCCGGTGTTACGTTCGCCTGCATCGCATCGCGTCAAGGGTGGGAAAGAGTTTTGAAAACTCGCGGCTATACGTTATACCAACAGCATCTTCGGAAGGACTTGTAAGTCGTGGGAATCTCGAAAAGCAAGACGACCAGCAAAAGCACTCCGGTTTACAGCCAGCAGTTAGAGGGCGCGGCTGGTAACATCACCAGTGCCTATAACGCTGCTGCTCCAGGTATTGCCTCGACCGCCAGTTCGCTTGCGAGCGCTGTTCCTGATTTGATGTCTCAATATCAGAATGGCGATCCGAACGTTAAGTCCGCAATGGAGTACAACCAGGACGTTACCTCGGGCAAGTATCTCGACGCGGGCAACCCCTACCTACAGGCACAGATCAACCAGACGAATGACGGCGTGCGCAATGGTCTGGCCGCATCGTTGGGTACGCGCGGTCTTACGGGTGGCTCGGCGTTCGGGGACATCATCACCAGCAACCTTGCCAAGAACGAAAACAACCTTCGTTATACGGATTACACCAACGAGCGTAACCGGATGGACTCTGCAGCGTCGGCGGCTGGTGGCATCTCGTCCGCGCAGTACCAGCCGCTGTCGGTCATCCAGAGCATTCTTCAGTCGCAGCAGGCTCCCGTGCAGGCTGCGGCGGGGGCGGGCGCAGGGATTGGTGGGCTGTTGGGCAGTTACACAAACACCACCCAGAAGTCCTCGCCATCGATCGCTTCGCTCATCGCCCAAATGGCCGGTAACGCCGCAAGCGCATACGCGGGAGGTGCATGATGTTCGGCACGACGCGTAAGGGGTTGTTCGGGGCGCCTATGATTGGTGAGGATCGGTCGGCACCCGGCGCTGGCTTGGTGCAGCAAGACGCCGTAACGCCGACGTACAAGAAGCCTTCCACGGCCAACCTCATCATCGGCACGCTGGGCGATACGCTGTCTCAGTGGGGCGGTGGCAGGGGCACGTTCCTGCCGGGGTTGCAGGCGCGTCAGCAGCAGGCGGCAGAGGCGGCGCAGTACCAGCAGCAGCGCGCGGACCAGTACACCGATTGGGAACGCAAGCAGCAGTACGAGGCCGCGCACCCGACGATCGCGAAGGATGACACGTTCACCCGCACGCTTTCGGCTGCCGGTATCGATCCCGCATCGCCACAGGGTAAGGCTCTGTATCTTCAGCGTGCCAATACGCTTGCTAATCCCGCGCAGTTTATCCCCGATGGCGCTGGTGGGGGTCAGTATGTTCGTCCTAACCCAGCAGCAGGCGTTGGCCCACAAGCTCCAGTCGGTAAACTCACGCCACTAGGAGGTGCGCCCTCGCAAGGGGCGCGTACCTTTCCAGTCCGGTGACATCCTGCCGCACCTGATCCAGCAGGAAAGCGGCGGGCGTGTCGGCATCTCTGGTCCGCAGACGCAGTACGGTCAGGCGCAGGGTATGACGCAGATGTTGCCAGCCACAGCGCAGGGTGTTGCGAAAAAGCTAGGTGTGCCGTGGAGGCCGGATCTTATGTCGGGCACGTCGGAAGCGGCAGCAGCGTATCAGAAAGCGCTTGGTCAGGGCTATCTAGAAGAATCCCTAAACGCTACCGGCAACGTACGCGACGGGCTAAGGCGATATCACGGAGGCCCTAACCGTCGTCTCTGGGGTCCGAAAACGAATTCTTACGCCGACAACATTCTTCGGCGCATGGGGGTATAATGGCACAGCAGCAGGCACGCGACGAAGCCGGTAACATCTGGAATATCGACGAGGCGGGTAATCCGGTTTCGTTGGCACAGGCGGCGCCTCAAGGTGGCGCGGGTGTTGTCGCGCCCAACCCGGTGCAGGCACAGCGGCAGCAGGCGGACTTGGGTGGCGCGCAGCTAGGTAACGCCCGCACCGCGCAACAGATGGCGTTGGAAGCAGCTAAGGTGCCGTTCGCGCCACGTCAGGCAGCGGCTGATACCACCCGCGCTGAAGCAGAAGCGCAAGCATCGCAGTTGGCCTTGGACAAGGCACGCCGTGAGGCTGCTATGCCCGTGTCGGGTCAGGTCGGACGCGAGAACCTTCAGCGCGCTATCAATGACATCAAGGCACGCTTCGCAGCGGGGCCGGGCCGCACGTCTGGGATTGGCGGGCTGGCGGATTATTTGCCGACGACCGAAAACCAGCAGTTTGACGCGGCGGGTAACGCCGTGCGTGGTTTCGTCGGTCCTGCGCTCGGTCTGACGGGTGGTCAGCTCAACACGGAGAAGGAAGCCCAGCGCGCAGTCGGGCCGTACATTCCGCAGGCTGGTGATCGCGATGCGGTTATCCAGGACAAGATCCGCCGCCTTCAGGGTTTGGCGGATGCTATGGGCGCGAACAAGCGTGCGGCACAGCAGCCAAACCAACAGCCACAAGGCGCCATGATGGTCCCCGGCGCAGGCACCACGCCCCCCGGACAGGCACCACAAGGCCCCGCTGGCTACGATGTCGGCTCGGTTGCGGGCGCTCCCGGCGGGGGCAATGGCGGCGGCGGCAACTTCGCAAGTGCGGCAGGCGTAGCAATGGCAAAGCGTCTGTCCGATGCCTACACCAAGGGTGCCGACGTTCAGCAACTTAACCGCTTGCTGTCGGATAACGGGTTTCAGACGTTCTCGGATCCTGGCACGATCGCGGCTATCCAGAAGCGCGGGCGCCTGAACTTCGCGCCTCCGGTTGCCGATGACACACGCGGTACTGTTGGTCGTGCGCTGGGCGGTCTGGCGGACTCCGCTGGCGGTGCATATGCTATTTCGGCGGCGGATGCCCTTACGGCTGGTACGCTCGATAACATCGCAGGAGGTCAATCCAACCTAGCGATGGAATACGCCCGTCAGCAGTATCCGGGTGCATCGCTGGCTGGAACCGTCACGGGTGGCGCACTCGGAGCTGGCGCCGCTGAACTCGGGCTTGCGCGTGCTGGCTTGGGTGCCGGTGCCGCCGCTCTTGGCGGTGACGCTCTGTACGGCGCGGCTTACGGCGCTGGCTCGACTGAGGACGGTTCGCGGCTGCTGGGTGCGGCTGGCGGTGGTCTCGGCGGTCTGGCTGGCGGGGCTGCAGGGCGTGGGTTGGCGCGGGGTGTCGGTTCGGCGTTCCGTGGCGTGCAGGACGCGAACGTGCAGGGCCTTCGCGCTGCCGGTGTGCCGCTGACGGCGGGGCAGGCGCTTGGTGGCACAGCCAAGGGGATAGAGGATCGCCTATCTGGCCTCCCCGTCGTTGGCGATATGGTAAACGCGCGTCGCCTGGAGGGCATGCAGGGCTTCAACCGTGCGGCGTTTGACGAGGCGTTGGCGCCTATCGGTGCGAACACGGGCGGCGTTACTGGCGAGGCTGGGATTGATGCGGCGCAAGTTGCGACAGGGCAAGGGTATCGCACTGCATTGGACGGCGTATCGGTCTCTCGGGATCCGCAGTTTACGGCAGAATATAATTCGGCGATTGCAACGGGTGCTGCGCGCCCTCGGGTTGGGCCAGAGTTTAACGATTGGGCGCAGTCTGACCTAGACCCCTTGGTTGCTCAGCCTCGTTACGATGGGGCAACCATTCAGGACTTCATCCAGCAGACGCGCGGCGCGGACTTCGGCACGGACGCAATGGGCACGCTTGTCGGGCGCTCTGTGACCGGTGCTGAAGACGCCATGCGCGGCCTCGTCAATCGTCAGGCGCCTGACGTACTGCCAGCGCTCGGCAAGGCTGACCAAGCCTACCGCCAGACGCAGGTTCTTCGGGATGCTGTGAATGCAGCTAGGAATGGCACGCTAACCAAGGAGACCGGAATCTTCGCGCCTTCGCAGTTGGCTACGGCGGCTTCTACCAACGCCAAGAAGTTCGGCAACTCGCAGGGTACAACACGTCAGCCGTTCTTTAACCTGTCGCGCGCCGGTCAGGCTGTGTTGCCTAACTCGGTTCCAGACTCGGGCACGGCGGGACGTGCGATCGTCGGCGGGCTGCTGACTGGCGCTGGTCTTGGCGGCGGCACGGGGTACGCGGCGGGCGATGCGGGCACTGGCGCAGGCTATGGCCTTGGTGCTGCTGCGCTACTCGCCGCCGGTGGCTCCAGGGCTGGCCAACGCGCCCTAACGGCTGCGCTGCTCGATCGTCCTGAAATGCTGATCCGCGCTGGTAACGGTATAGCGAACCGGGCGCGCATTGGCGGATTGTTCGGGGCGCCTATGCTGGCTGGTGCCGGTTCGTCGTTGGCGACGCAATGACGCCTGATGAAACAGCTCGAAGATTATGCCTTTCAGCATGATACCTAATATGATGCCCCAACTCATGCTGCATGGTATAGCAGAATACAGGAGTAAGTAACATGCCATCTGCGACAGAGTTCTCTACTACGCCGTCAGCAAATACGACGATCGGCGGCCTTAGCGTTGGCGAAGGTTCTACCAATCCCGGAAGCCTTAACGATGTGGATCGTTATATTGCGGCGGTCATCCGTGATACGTACGACAAGATTCCTGCCGCTGGGTCTTACCTGCTTGCATCGGGCGGCACGCTGACCGGGGATCTATTCCGCGCGAGCCGCGGTGGCTTCCTGCACCATGCGTCCGCCGGGCTGACCAGTGGTCAGGTTTACACGCAAGCGGAAGGAACTGCTCGCCCCGCTGCCGCTGAAGGCAGCTTCGTGTTTTATTATAGCTGATGGAAATTTTCGCATCCGGTAATTGGCGCAACATTCGCCGTGGTGAAGTCCTTATCGGCGGCGCCTGGAGAAGCCTGACACGCATCGAAGTCTATAGGGGCGGTGTATGGCGGCAGGCTGCTATTTTCACATCGCCCATGTCCCTAACCGCCACCAACGTATTCGGACGCGGAAACAACGCGGGGCGCCCAGTGTCGGTGGTGTCCGCCGCGAGTCAAGCAACACCAACCGGCGGGCGG